GAACAGATCAGCACCTTTGTTGCGGCATCCCACGACAAGACCTCACCACTCACACCCCAACTCGGCATGTCATGGCTGATGGCCACCAAGTCACCATAAGTAGGGATCAGCCCCTCGAGCTCTGTCCTAAACGTGATGATTCGCCTGCGATACCGATTGGCCGCCGCGATGTACTTTCCCTCACGCATCGCTTGGGACTTGTCGGTACATCCAAAGAGTTTCAGGCGGGCAGGCTTGGCCAAGGTCGAACCCGCAAGTCCGACTGTGACCTCATCAGGCTTCCAGCTCTTTGGATTGAAGTACTCAACCGTGACCGCGTCTGCTGTGGCATCACCGGGCATCACGTACTGGATCTTCAAGCTGCTGCGCACGATGTTTCGGGTGGAGAACAAGGCCACCGGAATGGTCTTAGGCTCATCGCGAACAATGCGCACGACACCGCCTTGCAGGAACGGCACAGCACGCCCCGCTCTGGCAATCTGGCCCATGGCATCCCAGACCGTGAGGTTTTGGTCGAACACGCCGTTGAACGTATCCCCACGTACAGACCACACGCCATCCAACCGGACCAATGCATTGAGATCTATCTTGGCATCAGGAAGTCCTGCGCCGTAGCTCGCGCGCGCAGCGTCTGCAAATGCCCAAGCAATTGAGCGAGTGGCTTGCGGCGCACTCCATCCAGTCGATTTCGACCAAATGGGCAGCTTGCGTGTGACCAAGCAATTCACCAAGCGCGAGGATCGCTGGGACAAGTTATCCGTTGCGCGCATGCGCAAAGCCAACAAGGTCAGGTCCGATGGCAATGTTGGATTGACCAAATAGCCCTTGGCCTGCCCCCAGCGAAGCTCATGCCCGGCTCGGGTGCTTGTGTCCTTGGTATCCAACCTTTGAACACGCACTTCGTAGCGCCCTGCACCTACCCCATATTTGTAGGTTCGCCTCTGCGCCGTATTGGTAGCTGCCGAGAAAGATTCATCCGCAAGATGAAGCCAGCCAGAAGTGGCATCCCCATCCTCGTTGATGGTTCTTGCCTCAACCCGCCATTGAACAGTTCTGCTGTCCATCGAACCACTGTCTGTTGCGTAGTACAAACCACGCATCATCACAACATCAATACCGATCTGATTGACTTGAGTGCCTGCAGGATTAAGTGCGAAGGGTCCAATGATGCTGCCGCCCGTATCAGCGACTGCAATCAGCTCCTGCCCAGTCACTTCAACCGCTGTCACCACATCGTTGTTGAACAAGGTGTTTTGACCACCCGGCTCAATCACTTGGGCTTGGACTTCCTCAAACGAAGCAATGGGACTGTCATCAATCAGGAGTTCTTCGAACTGAAACTGTCCAATGCCAATTACATGGAGCTGATGCAAGTACTCCTCGTTGTTGACGTACTCCGTATAGGGCATGGCAGCCAGATCTGGATAAATCAGATGCTGGCCATAGACAACAGGGATCGGCTGAGACAACCGTCCGTAGTTGCCACGGGCCTGCAGTGAGTAAGTGGGGCTTGGCGAGGATGAACTCGCTGTCGCATTGGGCAGGCTTTGATTGGGAAGCGGCACCAAGGCGTTGACGATGATGGACCCGGTCACAGCAATAGCAGTCGATGCGACCGATGTGGCAACAGCCCCCGAATATCCAAACGATGCAGCCAGCTCTGCGCCATAGGCGTTGGCCACAACCAAGACCGCAATCATCAAAACAGTCTGCAGTGGGTTCTTGCCCCCGCCTCCACCGCCTTGCGGCAGCGAGACCAAAGCAATCACATCTCCAACTTCAATGAGCGTCACACTGCGCTCAGCCAAGAGCACAGGTTTGCCGTTTTTGAGCACTACGCTTGGTTGATCAAGAACAATCTGCTCTTGGTTCATCCAATGGGTGATGGTTGGAGCTCCCCGAACATGATGGATATCACGCTCATGAGGATCGAATGGGTTTCGAAGCCAAACTACGACACCGTCATTGCTGGTTGGCATGGTTCACCTCGAAATGCATAAAACCCCTCGACACGCCAGCCATGACGGTCTAGCGCCCACAAGTCCTGAAACACCACACCCACGTTTTGCGCGCAATGCAACACGCCCCCGCCATCGATATCGATATCGAGCCAAACACCGACATGCACCGGATATCTGGACTGGCGCATCAATACCGCATCG